AGCTCAGTCAGGAACAGTAACTACTGCTGGCGGATCTGGTGGAGGAATTATTATGGTAACAAACCATAGTGATGCTTCAATAACCTTTAACGTAGCTACCGGCGGAACTGACGTACAAACAGGATTATCACTAGGAGCTAAAGACTACATGTTAGTAACAGGTCTTAATAACGGTGCTCAGACTTTAACAAATTTAAAGACTTCACACGGCACTGCTGCTCAATCTGGTGAAATAGTATATAATACACTCGTAACCTAAATGAATAAGGAAGCTATGATAACGCATACTGTTATGGTTATCGGACTTTTCTTATTCATTTATTATCTTGCTTTTTAAGGAGAAACAAATGAATAGACATTTAGAAATTATAGATTGGTTTAATAATTACACCCCTTATACTATCGGTTTTGATAGATTGGTGGAACGATTAGCCGCAAACACTAACACGGATACTTATCCTCCGTTTAATATTATAAAGGAGGACGCAGAAAACTTTAAGATAGAAATGGCTGTAGCTGGCTTTGAGAAATCTGAAATAGATATTACAGTAGCTGACGGCATGCTATCAATTAAGTCTGCGAAAGAGAATAAAAACGATGATGATAAACTCTACAGAGGTATTTCTTATAGAAAATTTAATAAAAAGTTTACATTAGCTGAAGATGTAATTGTAAAAGATGCATCGCTAATTTGTGGACTATTAACTATTAAACTAGAAAAAATACTTCCTGAAGAGAAGAAACCTAGGACTATTAAAATAAACTAAGGATTATTATGGACCAGTATAAGAAAGCAGCCGAGACGAGGCTAGGTAATTCTGCGTCCCATGGCAATCATAAAATTCATCCGGAAGAATTGGCACGAAGGGCCCACACCCGTGGGCATTTCGCCGCTAAAGAACGAGATGAATTTTTCGATCAAGTCTATGGTGATATATTAGTAGAATACTTTATGCAATGGTTAAAAACCGAGCCTCACGAAACTAAGTCTCGAGAGTTTTTATATGCATCTGCAATGGCACTGGGTAGTGTCAAAGAAAAGATGATTGCTTTCGAAACTTATGGAAAAAACGTACCACACATGAAGGAGGACGACAGTGAGGGAAATTAATAAATCGGAAGTATTGTATAATATAGAAACAATGATAAATACATTAGAGTATGATTCAATGCGATCACCCGGTAAAACAAAAATAAACGCAAGTTTATTAGTTGATTTATATACTCTAAAAGATATATATGTAAAAGAACAAAAGAATTCAAAGCCAACCCCTATAAAAAAGGAGGTAGCTAATGGATAGTACAGAAGCACAAGTGGACTCTACCCAACAGGATGATTCCCAAGCTAATGTAGGTCGAACAGAGGATCAATTGCTGGCTGACATTGTTCGTAATTCGGATTTTGTTCCGAATGATGAAGAATCTCTACCCGAAGAGCAAGTGCCTGAGTTAGACCCGGAAGAATCAGATTCAGAGACCCAAGAGTCTGAGGAAGCCGTTAGTGAAGAAGTTGAAGAAGAGGTCCAACCAGAAGGAGGAGAAATTCCAGCTGAGGATGCTGCGCAAGTCGCTACCCAACCTGAAGTTTATACTCAAGATGATTTGGATTTAGATGCTAAAGTGGCTGTCAAAATTGATGGACAAGAAACTGAGGTATCTTTTGGTGACCTTATTAAAGGTTACTCTACTGAACAATCTCTTTCTAATAAGGGTCGTGAGCTTGGAGATGCTAGGAAAAAACTCGAAGAAGAATTTCAAGGTAAGTTAAGTGAAATTGACAACATGTCAAAAGCTAGCTTAGCTGTACTATATTCTGAAGAGAAAGCTAAAGCAGATCAATATCATGAGCTTGAAAAAAAGATTACCGAAGCACGAAAAGATGGTGATTCTTACAATTTAACTGAATTAAAAGATCAACGCGAGGAAGCCCAAAAGGAATATTGGGAAGCCAGGAATAAGCGTGAGAATTTGGGAAAGGCTGTACAACAGCAACAACAAAAACAAATGCAAGAATCTTGGCAACAAAGCATTAGTCACTTTAATGAAACAATTCCAACATTAATACCTGGATATAACGAAAGCAGAGCTAAACAAATACGTGAGTTTGCTTTGGCTGAAGGAATATCTGAGGAAGTACTAAATGCCGTTGTTGATCCTAGTATAGTAAAATTTGTTGATGATTATAGACAGTTAAAACAAGGTGTCGATAAAGGCGCTGTAAAACGTAAGCAACTACCTACTAAAAAAGCTCCACTTAAAAAGTCAAAAACTGTTAAACAACAGAAAGTTGACTCAAGCCAGCAATTAAGGGCTAAAGTGTTAAGTGGTAAAGGTAATGAAAGCGATGAAAAGGATTTTCTAAAAGCTATGGCCGAGCGATCTCTGGGTAATATTTAATATTAACTCAAGCCTTGGAGGTAAATACTTATGGCTAATACACTTGGTGTACGTGGTACAGGTGGACCAGCAGGTCCAGCACGTGCTACAAACAAGGATGTCTCTGAAAGAGAGGACCTTGCTGATTTTATATCAATGATAACAAGGGACGAAACTCCCTTTACTGCTTCAATCGGCAAAACTAAAGCTACTGCTATCTATCATGAATGGCAAACTGATGAACTTGAAGCTCCCGGTAACTCACGAATCGGTGAAGGTACTGATTGGATTGCTCCAACTGCTGATGGTTCTGAAGGTACAGGTGCAACACCTGCTACTGGTGCTAAGTTTGCAGTCTCTGGTCCTAACAGAACCAGACTAGGTAACTACACACAGATCAATGGTAAAACTATTGCTGTGTCAGGAACTAGACGAGCTGTCGATCAGGCTGGTGTAGCTGATGAATACGCATATCAACTTAAGAAGCGTGGTACTGAACTACGACGTGACGTTGAGTTTGATATGATTCATGCTCATAACGTTTCAAACGCTGTAGGTTCACAAAATGCTAACTCACGTTCAGCAGGTGGATACTCATCTTTCATTAACAGTACAGCTACTTGTAACTATGTAGGTCAATGGGAAGCTCCTTCTGCTGCGACTACAGGTGCAGGAACTGACAATCAAGGTACTGCTGTCCCTAGAGGTAGTATCAACGCTGGTACTACTGCTCCAACAAGAGGTTCTCTTGCTTTAACAGATGTTGATCAGGTTATGCAGAAAATCTATGAGGAAGGTGGTAAAGCTACTAAAATTATGGTTTCACCAAAACTACGTAGAGATTTCTCTGACCTAATGGTTAGTGATACTGGCGTAAGACGAAACATGGACGCTGATGGAAAACTTCGACAATCAGTTGACGTGTATATGTCTGACTTTGGTGACATTATGGTTGTGCCTAACTATATCATGGGATTAACTAATAACCATGCTTCTATCTTAGGTGATGGTCATGCTTCTACTGCGTTTAGTGGTAATGGAATCCCAGATATGGCTGACTTTGCAGCTTATATTTATGATCCAATGTGGTTCTCAACTGCTTATCTAAGACCTCTACAAGAGGTTGACGTAGGGCAGAAGGGTGACTCAACTGTCGGAATGATGGTTGAAGAGTGCACTCTTGAAGTGCGTAATCCAAAGGGTTGCGGAGCTATTTACGGTCTTTCATAAGACTTCTTTGGGGAGGTTTAATAGCCTCCCCAATTTTTTTAATATAACAGGAGAATAAAAATGCCAGGCAAAATGAAAAAAGCTAGTAAAGATATACCTTACACAGGTGATGAAGAGTATATATGGGATCATAAAAGTGGATCTGTAATTAAAAAGCCTAAAATAGTAAAAGCTAACAAAGGCCAAAAAATATCTAAATACTACAAAGGTGGTGCAAAAGTAATCACAGGTAGGTAATAATAACGGAGGGAACAATGTACGTTATAAAAGCAGCAAACGGAAATATATATCCAGTAGAAAAGTGTGTATATAGAATAGGTGCGGCAACAGGCGGTGGTTATAAATTAACTCATCTATCACTTATAACCGTTACTGAATCAGCAGGGGCTGAACCAAATCCTGGATTAGCGGATAATCCAGCAGCAGCAACAGCTGGAGATTTACTAGGTTATATTGGTAAGACTGGTAGATTCATTGCCATTACAGAACCTGCAACTTAGGAGTAATTATGGCTAAACAATACGAATTCGATTTTATGAGTGCCACGGTTGATCCTAAGAAATCTATTAAAGCAGGATTTGATTTAGATACTGGACAATGGCAAGCTACACAAAATATTCAACAGTATGTTGATGGTGCAAAATTAGATAGGGATAAAGAAGCTTACTTTGGCAGAACCAAGTATAAAGGATTTAGGAAAATGGCTACTATACCAGATATAGTTGCTATTAAAATAAAAGAAGATTATGGTATTGATCTCCATGATGGAACTTTTATGCGTGATACTGACAAAATGAAAAAATTAAAAACAATTTTAAGGCTTGAATACCCTCATTTAATAATTAATACGTAGGAGGGTATCATGACTTATGCTGAACTTACTACATTAGTGCGCAATTGGTGTAATAGAGATGAGGAAGTTGTTAGTGATAGTATAATCCAAGACTCATTAAAGTACGCTGCAGACAAAGCTTACAGAAAGTTACGAGTACCTCCATTAGAAAATGTAGCAGAATATGCAAAAGCTGAATTAGAAGCAGCTTCAACTACTAGTACTTCAACTAGATTGAGCCGAACTGAAATAAAAATTCCATTTGATTTAATAGAAATTATACAAATAAAAGAAATAGACTCCGCAGGATTACCTACTAGAGTTTGGAATGAGAAATTAGATGTAAGAACATTTAATGATCCATCTTCTGAGAAGTATACAGCTAATAACTACTTTACAAGAGAGCGTAATCTTTTGTATTTAAGTCCTGCATTTGGAGAAAATACTAATAGTAACGCAGGTAACGCTATTGAAATGCTATATTATAGGCGATTACCAGCATTAGATGCTAAATATGCTGTAACAGTATTAAATTATAAGGCTGGATTTTTAACTACTTCAGGTGGTACAACGCCTTTATACTTTGTAAATGGTAATACAACTAACGCATATCTAACATCTACAGAGGCAACAGCCGCTGCAGACGGTGCAGGTACTAATACAGCAAATTATATAGGAACAGAAGTACCTAACTGGTTACGAGATGAAAATGAAAGAGTATTATTGTACGGTGCATTAGTAGAAATCTTTGCTTATGTTGGAGATAACGATGAAGCTGGTAAATATAAGTTAATGTTTGATCTTGAAATCCAAGAACTTAACGATGAAGACGCTAAACGTAACGCATCTGGTGGTAACGTACAAATAAACTTTAACGGAAGAGGGCTAATATAATGACAACACCAGCACGAGCAGGTCAGTTTACAGGAGCTACAGACAATGCAGCTAAAGGTGGTTTATTTACTGACTCAAAAATTGACGGTATACCCGATTTGGTGGCAGCAGATGTTGCGTCGGCGCAAACTTCCGCAACTACAGCTACTACTCAAGCAGCTACAGCAACTACACAGGCAACCACAGCAACAACAAAAGCAACAGAAGCGGCAGCCTCCGCCACTGCAGCAGCTAGCTCAGCAACTGCAGCAGCTTCAAGCGCAACCGCTGCAGCAGGTAGCGCCACAACAGCTAACAGTGCTGTGTCTACTACTAACACAAACGCGACAAACGCTGCTGCAAGTGAAACAGCTGCAGCAGATAGTGAAACGAATGCAGCAGATTCAGCGGCTACAGCGTCGACTCAGGCTACAAACGCCACAACCCAAGCAAACTCTGCACTTTCAAGTGCCTCATCAGCTAGTACAAGCGCTACTACAGCGACTAATTACGCAACAAAAGTAGACGGAGCTATTACTGGGACAGACTTCAGCTCTAAAGCATGGGCAATTGGTGGAACTAATGTAACAGATACAGCTGGAAGAGGTGCGGCAAAGGAATGGGCTATTGAAGTTGAAGATAATACTGTTGATGGTACAAATTATTCAGCATTACACCATGCAGCTAAAGCCGCTGCTAGTGCTTCAACCGCATCTCTTAATGCAACTACGGCAACTAACTACGCAACAAAAGTAAATGGAGCTGTTACTGGATCTGATTTTAGTTCTAAAGCATGGGCAGTTGGTGGAACTGATGTAACAACAACCGCATCAAGAGGTGCAGCAAAGGAATGGGCTACAACAACAGGTGGCGCAGTTGATACTTCAGAATATAGTGCTAAAGAATACGCGATAGGAACTGCAGTCCCGGCGGGTTCCTCAAAAGAATGGGCTACAACTGCAGAAGATAGCGTAGTTAGTGGAGGAGAATATTCTGCTAAACACTACTCAGCTAAAGCCTCTGCTAGTGCAACAACAGCAAGTGGCCATAAAGATACAGCAACTACACAAGCGGGTACAGCCACTACACAAGCAGGTCTTGCTTCAGATCATAGAGCTGATGCTGCAAAGTACGCAGTCACGGCAGAGGATAGCACATTCACATTAACATCTACCAATGGTAGTACGTCAGGATTATATTCAGCAAAACATTATCAAGCAAAAGCACAGGCAAACCAAACAGCGGCAGCGGCTAGTGCAACCGCAGCAGCTGCGAGTGCG